ACCCACCCTGAGTGACCGCGTGTGCGGAGGACTGCCAAAAATTAAGCCCATGATTTTTACCCTCCGCGTACGCATCACCAAAAACAGGTAGTATCATCGCCGCAAGGTACGCCTCGGGGCCCGCCATGAATAGTACCGGTAATGCGCCTATGTTCTGGCTCAGGGATGTTATTCCTGAATAGACTGCGGACTCTACAGGACCTGCATCAACGGGGGCAAGTCTCTGTATCATCTCCTTATCCTGAGCCTGAATGTTGAAGGCTGTGTCCCTAATATTCTTTGGGACCGAGGTCATGATCCCCACCATACGCTCGGTGTCCACATTCACCCCAACAGACTGTAGTGTGTCGCCAAACCACCGGAGCTTCATCTCTTCAAAACCTATCGCCGCGTCAAAAGTGGCACCAACAGCACCGTAAAAACCACCGGCTGTCCCGTACGCCGCGGCCGTTACCGCGTTCCACACATTGCCGAGCTTCTCCTCAAACCACGACATACCCTTGACCGACGACTGGGCTACATTCGCGTTATTTACAAGGAACGCAGATGTGACCGGGTAGTCTTTAAGAAGCCTCGGGATGTCGATATCCTTGACAAGCCGCTCCTGCTTCGCAAAGTCGATATTGGATGGGCCTATAATATCTGGGTCGACATCGATAACCTTACCAAGACGTACCTTTTCAGCGTACTCTGAAGGGTTGACAAGCGCCGCATCGTACAGGGAGGCGGATATCTGATCCTCCAAGTACGCATTGACGTCGATAGGTGGCTCAACAGGCTCCCCACCTATAATACCAGACTCAACTTTTATATTTTCCGCGAGCTCACGTAGCCTATCAAACTCAGGGTCCTGCTGAATCGGCTGTATATCTGTGTCAAAAATACTCATTTACCTGTGTCTTTGCGGTACATTTCATATATATTCGCGGACGTCGGTTCCAATCCCGCGGCTTTAAGTGCGGTAATATACTTAGAAAATCGTATTGGGTCGCTATTAAGAACCTCTTCCATGGTCTGGGTCTCGTAACCGCGGTCTATTTTTAACCTTTTATCTAAATCCCACCAAGGCGCGTCAAAAGTCTAGCGACACAGATACGGGTATCCCAAAACCTCCTCTGCTTTTTAAACCCCCCGTAAGGATATCATTAAGCACCTCCTGCTGCTGTTTAATCGTAGGAGTCACCCCTTTATACCGATCGCGGAGCTGCTCTTTATATATAACTTTAAGGTTGTAAAGTTTCTGTTTATCCTTATCGCTCGCACCCGAGTCAAGCAAATCTTTAAGCCCATTACTCATGACACCTGCTCTAAATACTGACTCGTCATAAGATACATTACCTACATTAGCGCCGGCCGTACCCATAAACCCAAAGAGGCCTTCTTTAGTAAGCATCAACTGTGGTGTACCATCTGCTTTCTTTCGCATCGCATCATTTATCAGCTGGCCAGACATGACATACGCATCCCAATGCTCACTACCCATATTCTGATGGGCCTGTATTCTATCGATAACCGCTTGATCATCATATGTGTTGAACCCATTTATAAGCGCGGTGACATCATCTGAATTAAGGTGGTTCGAAACCGAAGTGGGTATTTTACGAACCGCGAGTGGGTCCCCTGGACTGCTCGCTATGACACTCCACGCTTGTAGTCTATTATCGTTGTATGCTTTATCTATTAAGAGTTTTGCAGCTTTGTTTGCTTTTTTAACCTGCATTATCTGCGCGATCGCCGAAGCCTGCTTGGTCGGTGGCAGCCCGCTCCCCCACACCAGCTGCAACGCGGCGGTGGTATCACCGTTCGCCTGCTTTAGGAATCTGTCCGCGGCGCCTATCCCCGCCTGCCGTTCAAGCCCATTACGGGCCAAGGCTACTTTATCATTATATGCCCCCGCGGTAAATAGGTCTTTATTTTTGGCTGCGAATTTGTTGGCTAACCCATACTGTTCATTGGCGAGCATGTTGTCTACGATGCCGGACATTACCCCCGATGTGATATTGAGCTTCTCTACATCCCCTTCTTCTTTTGATAAAGTGCCACGAGCAACACGAGAATTTATACCATCGACAGCGGTATTCAACGCTTCACCGTGACCCTTCAGATCACCTGCAATATATAGTTTGACCGCGTTATCAGCGTTTAACTTCGTACGCGCTACATCTACACCCTCTAACCATACCTCGCGCTGCCTAAGTTGGTGGCCGGCCATTGATGTTCGCGTAGCCAGCAACCGTTTTGTTGCAACCGCGGATAGAAGCGCCTCCTGCCTGGAGTTACGAACTAGGGCCTGTGCTTCTTTATATGCGTCTGCCACCTCTTTTTCAGCCCCACTGTAGCCGTCTACTGCGTTTCGTCCAAGCTTCTCTTTGTATTTGATGTCAACTTCTGTGAGCCTCTCAAGCAGAAAGTTATCCGCCTCTTTTACTGTGGCGTCATCTTCCATATCCTGTAGGTTAATCATCACATCACCTACATCTGATAACATCTTACCAGTAGCTTGAGCCTGTTTCCCCGCGACATCCTGCATAATAGGCGCCGCCGCACCGCCCGAAGATATGGCGGGAAGCCCAGCTCCGGAGAGCTGCTGGGTTGGGGTTGTCTGAATCGGTACTGTAGCCATAATATTATTATGTAGAAACTGATGGTATTGATGTACCCACCGAAGAAGCAGGGGGTGACGTAGTCTTATTTCTGAGGTACCATGAGTCCGCCACCTTGGCACTGCCCGACGTCAGAGTCGTCCCGAAGGACACCCAAGGCATCATCACACTCGAGGCCGAACTTGCGATGTTTGCATTAGTGCCCGCAAGGAGAGACTCGTTCTGGTAGCTAACCTTCTGCATACGAGCGGCCTCAGCGGTTCTCACTGCGTTGGCGTTGATTGTGAGCGCGTCGACCTCCTTCATAATGTCAGTCGACGCTATAATCTCCTGCGCAGATCCTACCCCAAGAGTTACACCTCTGGCGGCCATCGACGCGCGGGCTGAGGCCTTCTTCTGCCCGTACGCCATCGTCACCGCACCAATCTGCCTCTCACCAGCCAGAAGAGCTTGCTGAGCGTTCTGCTCCGCGATCCTCGCATTGAGGTTAGCTATGCTTGCTTGGTACTCAAGCGTCAGCGCCTGTGAATCCGCTTGATACTGCGCTGTCTTGACGGAGTAATAGGAACCTATGGCGCTGTTGATTGCACCAAGAGCCTGAAGAAGCACACCTGTAGTACCAAAGGAGCTACCACCCTCCTTAGATGATGTCGCCGCATTCATCCCCGAAGTCCAGGTGCCTGGGGTCTGTTGCGCACTCAATACACTCCATGAGGTTACATCCGCCATTACGATCCTATTGAAACTTGAAGAGTTAGTCCGACGAGCGTCAAGGGTAGTGGATCCTCCTGCCGGATGTACACCTGACCACTATCAGCCCAGGACGGTGTTGTCATTACCTCGATCTCCTGCGACTTCAACGCAGGTGCGACACCATATGCTTCTGTCGTACGCTGTTTCGCCTCAACGAGGTGATCCTCGTCAGGTCCTACAAATATACCACTTGATTTGAACACTCGCAACCACGCTTTACTGACGTTCTTCTGACGTCCCTGTCCAAAGCCGTCGCTTTGCAAAGTGAGTGGAAGTGTCTGGAGATCCGACTGGTATGGGAGGCCTACCTGCACTTTACATGAAGGTCGTGTCAGAGTGATACTGCCGCTCGTCACAACCCGCTGTGGGTGGACCGCACCACGAGTCAGGATCGATACCGTCTTACCCTCCAGCCAGTCAAGTCCTGTTATGACGTTGCGTGCGAAAGCCCACTCTGTAGTGGCGGTAGCCTGGAGGGGCGCAGGAAGGATTTTATCCGGCCGAACGGTCACCACGGTAGTTGATGTATACCCCTCAATAGTGAGCCTATACTCGTCGTCGCCGTCAAAGAGCATTATGGCGTCACCGATATCACCCGTGCCAGTGAATGTAGCTACTGATGCTGTGAGTGTGAATGTCTCGTCCGGGCCCCAGCTTGTACCACCAGAAGCGGTCATCGTCGTGGCTCCGGTATTGAACCCATCATATGTTGCTCCACAGTCAACGAAGAAACAGTCTTCAAGCGCATCAACCGAGCGGCTCGCCATGCGCTCGATATACCGTACATCTGAACCGTTTACGTTCCTTTTTACAATGACGTATAAGACATCTTCCACACCTTCAGCTACGACTGCGGCGGCCTCAAACTCACCATCTGTGTCGTGCCAATGCCATGCTCCGATCTTCTGCTCTGGTATATATGTCAATCCAATGAGCACCCCTGTGTCAGATATAAACCATACAAGCGGGCGCGGAGCTTTGCTATACGCCATGTCGACGATGTTATAATTGTCGAACAAGTGTGCGGAGCGGAGCGACAAATCACCTGTCACAAAACCATTCGCTTCATAAGAGTACCCAAGCTCACGCACATGGCCGCCTCTGGCAGCGCAGTACACAAGAGTATTGTTGACGATAATCGGCTGTACATTCGAGGCGCCCACATAACTCTGCGGCTTGACCGATACGGAAGTTGGTGTGATAGCATCTGAGTTCACCGAGGTGACCCGCCATTCAGCTGCGGAAGTAAGCAGAATGAGCTGCGAGAGTGGAACAATATGCCTTATGGTATTGGCTTCTCGTGCGGCCACACGGAACGAAATGCGGTCATCATCCTTGACCGGGAGGGAGTAGGAGAAGTTCGACTCAGTTCCGGAACGCGTCATCCACAGCTTCTGCGGATCATTTATCGTACCAGCGAAAGTTCTTCGTTGCTCGAAATATGACACCGCGGCCGGGTAGTTGCCGGCGGAGGAGAACACGGTTTCGTAGTTCGGAGGAGTCGTACCCATATCTGGCGCGATGTTGTCATCAATGATGCTCGTGGTCGTGGACTCCCCGATATACCCATACAGGCCACCCTGCAACTTATAAACCCTATACCTGGCCGCACCACTGACCGCGCTCCACGATATGGTAACAATAGCTCCGGTCTCGAACAGGTTTCCTCCTGCGGATGCTGAAGAAGACATCACCGACTCTGTGACCTCGTCACTATCGATGGCAGTGACAACGTAGTAGTATGTGTACTTGACAGCAGTATGTCCTGTAGCAGATGCGGACACACCTGTAGGTGCTGAAATGGTCGGAGTGAACGCGATAGTGGCCAGAACCCAGCTGAGGGCACCAAGGCGCTTCAGCTCTTTCGGAGCATAGTTTGGGTGTGTGAGTGTCAGAACATCGGCGGACTGAACGTAATGTATATCAAACAGATCTGCTTCAGCGTAAGTATTGGTAATCTCATATGGCACACCTGGTGCGGATTCAAGGGTGCCCCCGTTGGAGTGGAATCTGAAGTACCCGGCACCAAGCTCGATTACCATCGTCTGAGTGGTCGAGTAGGTGAATGGGATGAGTCTTGTGCTCTTCGTACTATCCTTGACCTCGTTGACGAACGCGAAGCCAGGGCGGTTCTCGGCTGGGCCTTGTGGCACCGCTACCATATTGCGCATCTTGGCCGCGCTGGTCTGAAAGACAGCGTCGTCTATGCGGCCATACATTTCGGGGGATACTTCACCCCCACCGAAAGATCGGAAATATACTCTTGGAACTCTTGGACTTGCCATTTATCTCCCCGCTATGAAAGGAACAATATGTTCGACATGGATGTTTCTCTGCTCGGCGTCTATTGAACGCGCCTGCCCGAGGAAAACTGCCATCATCTGCTGACATCGTTTGGCCTCCGCAGCCCCTTGGTCCCCTTTGATGATAGGGCCCGCGAGCATTGATGCGAGGTGCCATGACAGCGTCATGATGAAGAGTTGTGAAAATAGGTTGGTGTCTGTCACCTGCGCCTTGTAACGAAGTAGCGCGGACTCCTGATTGGTATAGAGCACCTTTGCACCCGCGGCATCGGTCTCAACAGTGAAGGGTTGTGGTGTATACGCAGTAGAATTGACCGCGTTAGATATGCCACAGCTTGGAAAATCTGATGAAAACTGTCCGAACACATTGAAGCTGCCGTTATAATCCGCGGTCGCTTCCGAAGAAAGGATGGATATCGCAGTCATGCAATCACTTGGTATGGTGTAAGCGTACTGCCATTGATCCCAAGGGTTCGCTACCTGTGCAAGTGCAATCCTGCGGAGAGCAAACGACCATGTGTGCATCTCCAGAAGGGAATCGCGTGAGATTGGGTAAAACGTCGCGCAATGCTCCGCTTGAGCGGAACCTTCAGGAGGATCAAGGCTCGCTACGGTCGCCGTATCGCCGAGATGGCTTAGGGCGAGGTTTGCTATGTCCACGGCTGAAGCCATCGTAAATCCAGTCTATAGTTAAAAAAAGAACCAAGGGGTTCCGGCCCCTTGGTTATACCTGCGGAATTTCGTCTTCAAAGAGTGCCGAGGCTTCGGAAAGAGTCTGAGGATCTACCGGTACTTTACGCCGGCGCTGCTGTCTCCCGACAGGTTTCTCCTCTACTTCTTTCTCAACTTTGCTCTTTTTACCTACTACCGTCATGGCCTTCGAAGGGTTATCCCCTTCGGGAAGGTCAAACTCCTCCCCCGGACGGTAAATCCGTCCGTGGAAGAAGCTCGGCCGTGTTGAGGTGACTCTCATTACTTAACGTTGTCAGGGTATGCATGACGCTGAGGAGCAACAGGGGTCAGGAAGGCGTTGATCGCGCCCTCAGTCACCGTGGTGGTACCTACAGTGGCTAGAATACCGAGGTAGCGCTCGTACTGAGTACCCATCGGGAGCTGAACCATAGCAATCACAGCACCAGCATCCAGGTCGTTCAGCGCGGCATCGTCAGTCACAAAGCTGCCGGTGCTGAAATGCACAGTGGCAGATCCGTCAGTGGCGATTGCTGCCTGAGCATCCGAAGCAAGAGAGAAGCTGATAGTACCTGCGCTGCCGCCGGTGATAACTGCGGTGTCGCAAGTCATTACCAGGTACAGAGGGCCACTGACGCCGATATCATATACCTCAGCTCCGAGGTCAATGACGTTTCCAACGAGAGCAGTCCCGGCTGCGGCCGCCACCGAAGTGGCGTCGCAGAACTCGTTACGGGAATCAATAATCATTTTAGATCTCCTTTAGTGTTTTGAATTTAATTAAGCCAGTCGTGCTTCGTCAGCTGCAAGAACGTCAACACGGCGGACGGGGATGCCGTCGAAGGTCATAACCTTCTTGCCTGCTACCTCATCCATCTGAAGTGTCGACTGTGCGACCTTGTTCACCATCTGGCGGCGAAGGAAGCTCTTGACGGTACGGCTGCAATAGAACACAGGGCGTCCAGAACCAGTGCTCGGGAGGAGCTCAATCGCCTGAGTCATCAGATCGATAAGATCGTCGCCGGAAGCAGCGTTCTTGGTGAGGGTGCTCTTGTCGATGTTGGCGATACGAACGATGTACCTCCAGTCACGGACGGTAAGACCCACATCCCAGCGGTAATGCGCACGGTACGCTTCCATACGTCCGTTGGCACCATCCACATTCTCGATAGTCACCTGCCCCTTATCGGTGTGCTGGAGGCCAACTTTCGAACCTTTGGGATAGATACCATGCACGGTGTTCGGGCCCCAGACAACCAGCCAGATGGAGGTGTTGTCGGTCTGACCAGACACGGAACCACCGAGGATGATGTTGTCCGCGTTCTCGGCAGTGAGGCTGTTGAACCTCGGTGCGAGTCCTGTGAAGCGCTCCGGGTACAGCGAGCTGTCACCGTAGATCAGGGTCTCCGCCATCTTCTGGCTCATACCCTCGATGTGCGCACGGTCCTCGGACACACGGAACGCAGAGGTGTTTCCGTTCAGGTCAGCCAGGGCCTTATCGACCTCGGCGTAGTCCTCGAGCATACCACAGTCATCTGTGATCTGTGCAGTGGTCGATTTGGTAGGCTGAACACCCCCATAGAGTTTCCTCCAGGTTGGCTCAGGAATACCAGTACGGATCGTGGTGCGATTACCAGTAGGGAGGTTACCCTCAACCCAGGTCATGTCGTCCAGGATCTCGTTGGTCTCGTTAAGAATTTCGGCGATCATATCGATCTTGCCGTTGGGGTCGAGGCGCTTGGTAAGATCAAGCAGCGTCGGATTGATTGCAGAAAGAGTAGACATCTTGTTTTCTCCTTAGAGTTGTTTTATTTATTTATGCCATATCAGGATACAAAACTTTTGATGGGTCTTTGACTCCACCTCCAGATTTTGTGCCTCCAACATAACCGTCTTCAGAAATAGCTTTCCCGGTACGATAGAAAAACCTGATTACTTCAGGGTGATTACCGATTCCGGATTCTTCTAGCAACATATGGAGCTCCGGTGAACCGAACTGCTCGAGGGCTCTCTTCGCCACTCCAAGGTTCTCCGAAATCTTCTCTCCACCAAACTCCTTGTCCGCTTTCGCCTGCGCGGCCCATTCAGATTTGATCGTCTCAAACTGCTGAACCTGGCGCTCCGCCAACTTCGGTGCCATCATGTCAAGAAGCTCCTGTGCGCTCTCCTGTGACAGGTTCGCTTTCTTCGCTGCTTCCGAGAAGGACTCAATCACCGAAGGGTCGAACTCTTTTCCTTCCGGTGCTGTGAACTCATACTTCTCAGGTACAACGACTTCAGCGGGTTTACCCTCAGTAGAGGCCGACTCCGCGGCTTGCTGATCCTGTGTCGCAGTAGACTGCTGCCCATCAACTGCCTGATTCGTCCCTTCCGTCGAAGGTTCGGGTGCAGGCCCACCCATCAATGTCGCGCCGTCATTCTGATTTTCTGGCTGCGTCGTCTGATTCTCTTCGTTCATTTGCTTCTTTTGTCATGGTTATATAAGCCTCTGGTGCTACGGATTGAAGCATCGCCAGTATCCTGTTGCCGTAGTTCCTATTGCCCTCTGCGAACGCCATCTTCAACGCATTGGGGTCGAAACTGAGGCGGAAGACACCTGACTGCTCCAACAGCCGCCAGACTATACGGCGGCCTCGCTTCGTCGCGCAGAGCCATTTTAAGTCACCTTCCTCATTATCACGATCAAGACGATCCCGTAGTTTACGCTTCTCCTGTTCGAGCTCCTGCTGCTTTAAATCAAACGGGTCGTGTTTCATAGTACAATATATGAAAAAACAAGAAGAATAAAAAAAATTACTCTGAGATAATTAAAGGTTCCATGCCATGGGTATATTGTTATGTTATTTATCTTCAAGTTTCTTGTAGATGAGAGACACCGTTGTTTCGATCTTACTGAAAATGACGTTGATGTCCTGGCGGATATCCCGTATCGCTTCTTTGAAGTCGTCTCTTCGAACAAAGTCGTCGTGAATTTTGTCCTCAAGGATCCGAATCGCGTCCCATATGGTCTTGAGTATAGCCCCCATCGCCGCGCTTGCGACTCCGAACGTGACGTTAAAAAGTACCTGGTAATCCATAGGTTAAATGTTTGATGGTGATGGAGACGAGTAGCCCATAAGGCCACCGGTTATATCTGTGAGCGCGTTCTGACCTCCTGTGTCCGCACCAGCGAGGTTCTTGGCTGTCTGTGACTGCTGAAGCATAGCCTCAGACTGCGCCTGTGCCGCCTGCGCTTTCGCTCTGGCTTCACGTATGACAGCGACCTGGTCGTTGGCCAGGATAAGCCTCGGGTCAACACCAAGCATATCTGAGTACGCATCCACCCACTGGTCCGCATCAAACTTATCGAGCACGTCAGGTTTGAACTGCGCTACTGCTCCGAGATTACCAACGAGACGGTCTACCGAGTTCGTTCCCACAGCCTTCTGCGCCTGTGCAAGCACCGAAATGAACTCAATATTAAGATCGATACCCTGAAGCTCAGCCGGGGGTGGGGGTAGGATACCTGCCTCGACAATTCGATCAAACGTCATATTGATGAGCGGAGAGAGCAGTTCGTTGTGCAGACGCTCCATGACAGGCCCGAGCATCAAAAGCTTCTCCTCGTGTCTTTCTGCTACCTCTGTGGCCGTCATACGAGTGTTGGCAGCCCCGGCGGACGCGAGCATCAGGAACAGATCGGCGTAGAACGTAGAGTTGATGCGCTGACGCACATCCTGGATATCCGCAAGTAGATGGTTCAAGTTGAGCTGCACTTCGAACGCGGTCTTGATACCGTTGCTCGATCCGTCTACAAA